TTTCCATAGTGTTCGTTTCGTTCTATTTCTTTAAAACCTAAATGCTTAAGCCACTTAATAGATTTTGTATTTCTACAGTCTACCCAGTTGTATAAATATTTATAGTCTTTTCCCATTTGTGCCACCCATTCAGGTGACTGTTTTATAAATTCTTTTTTGTAATTAAATAATTCTTCACTAGATAATAACCAAGCTATACCATAGTCACGGTCTAACGTTGGTACACTACCAAACATTCCTATTACATATTCTTGTTCTGTGCCTATAACACTCCATGTTCTATGACCTGTGTATCTAAACGGGGTCATAAGAGCCTCTCCAGCTTCTATATTATCTGACGCTTTAATTTCGTCTCTGTCTGCTTGTCTAACTTTATCAGCAAGAAAAAGTACATCTGCTGTTATTGCCCGCCTCACGTATGCCAATTATATTCTCCTAGAACGTCTGTGGTAGTAACCTTCCACTTCAGCACTAGGAATAAACATAGGTAAGTGTGAGCTACTTTTTATATCTAATGTAAACAATGTGTTTCTACTTTGTACAGGAACAATAATAGTACCTGATGAAATTGCTGGGTTATCAATAGTTCCCGATAAACCAACAATGTAACCGTTCATAAATGTTGTAAATGTATCTCTATTTTCAGGTGTTACTTCTACTTGAAAAAACCCAGTGTCTTCATAGTCAAATGATATAGTACGTATCTGATACCTACCTGAAGTAACAGCTATAGAACCTTGTCCTGAAGCTTCTCGTACGTACTGTGGTGACAATGTATATTTAGATTCATAAGGTATACCTATAAGTAAATTAGTGTGGTTACCTAATATGGTGTAGTTTGAACCTGTAGTATTTGTGGCTGTGTAATCAGCCCCTGTACTAGAGTTTACAGCTATTAATCCTGTTTTAGCTCCGTAAGGACTAACGAATGTAGTTTTGTCTGTTGCTGAATCATAAGTTCCAGTTACAGATGTTTTCATATCTACATATACATTATGACCTATAGTTGTGTTAGATAAGTCTTGTAGGTCAATACGTAATAACTTTGTGTCTGTTCCTTCAGATACAAACAGAAATATAAAACTTTGGTCTACCATACCACCTATTATTTTAGTGCCGTTAAACACCCATTTAGACCAAGCTGTTTGTACTTTTTCTCCTCTATCAAAGAAATACTTGTAGATAAACATTGTGTCTGCGTTGGTAGATGATACAGCTGTCCCTGTAGTGTATGGTGCTGTCTGTGTATCAGCTGTATCTGAGCACAGCACTACTAAAGAATCCTCTGTTGTGTTGCTTAATATTGAATAAGCGTTGTTAGGTATAAGTGTTTGTACAGCTACAGTAACGTCTAAACCATCATTAGTTAGTGTGTCATTGTCTGAGTAATACTCTCTTATAGCTGTGTTTAAATTACGTTTCTGTGCAAAGTATGCGTATCTACCTGATGAGATAGGTGTTACTTCATCATTGTGTGAAAAGGTAGACACCTCATTTAACACCGCAGAGGTGGGGGTGATAGTCTCTGCGGCTGAAGCGAGCTTATACTGTGAAGTGTCGGAGAACAGTAGTAAGGTCTCGTTAAATGATATTGAATTTCTTAATACGTTAACAGTTGTACCTGAAGCTGCAACGTCTATAACATCTGTATCTAATACTTGTGTTACTGTTGTTGAAAAGAAATTAAAGAAATCAGCATTACCTGATAATATTAAATTTTCTCCAGCTAATATACCTAGTCTATTTTTATAGAATGTAAGGTTCTGTATTGTTTGCCCTACAAAAGAAGGGTCAGGATTTGATACCCCATCTCCAGCGTCTCGAGCTACATAAGTTTGACGTGCAAAAGTAAATGTTCCGTTATTATTATTAATAAGAGCATGTGGCATTGTAGAGTTATCTAACCCTGTACTTGTGTTGGGTGCTATACATTCTTCCCATACACCGTTGCCCGCATAGTTTACATAGTAATCTGATGTAGTATCTCCAGCGTCTCCTGTTACTTTAATTTTATCACCTAGCTTTGCGTAATAAGGTAACTTAGTAAAATCTTGTATATCATCTTTAACAGCATATAGTTCACTGTTGCCAGCACCATCATGTGTCTCTACTGTGTAGTTAGCATTTTGGTCTACTACATAACCACGTAATGCAGACTGGTGTTCTGTAAATGTAAACTCAGCTGTAACTGCGGAATAGTTGCTTAATCCTTGTGTTGTACTTAAAGTTGCCCCATTATCTGCTCTAACTAATTTAAACTCTATACTAGAAGAAGCGTTCCAATAAGTGCTTCCTGTGCCATATCTAAAAATATCTATTAGCTTTGCTGTATCTCTAAAATCTGTATCAGTACTAGCGTTGCTTCCGTCAGGCATTTGTATAACAGCGTTGATACCGTATGGTAAATCAGGGTGAGTAAGATGTATTGCATACTCTCTACCAAAGTTACTTACCTTAAACACTACATAAAAGTATTCTACTTTAGCTGGTGTGGTTGAACCACTTTGTGCTGGTGTAATAGATTTGTTAGATACAAACGTAAAGTCAGCAATGTTAACCATTTTAAGGTCAGCCTTAGGATTGGTAGTTGTAAGATAAGATGTGCCGTCAGGAAAACTTACTGTCTTTTCATTGCCTTGTAAATCAAAAACCCTTACGCCACCGTTGTAAAATGCAACAATGTATTTATTGTTCTCGTCTCTTTGTATGTTCCATATCTTTGTAGTGTTAGGAAACACATTTGTACTATCTAGCGTAGCTATATATTCTGATGGTGGGCGTTTACCTAAGCCTTTAATTATATTGTTTTGACAATTAATTTGTTCTTCACCTTGATTAATACCACGTTGGGTAGGTGTTTGTTGGCTTATACCATTCAGAAAATTAGGTATTGACTGAGAAACTACTGCCATTAATAAGTCCTTCTAGGTGGTCTGTTAATTATTGAATATGTATTTGCGTCACCTTCTAGTATGTTTACATCTTCACTTCTAGAATCAGATTGCTTAAAGTTATTATAAGCTTCCTGTTCATCTATGCTCATTAATTCAGATAAACCAGCGTCACCAATAAATCTAGCTGCAAAACGTCTAGCTGCTTTAACTGTAATATAGCGTCTAGCGTACTCAGGTAGTTGTTCAAATTGTTGTACTAATACAACATCTAATGGTGGGACGATTGTAAAAACGTCAGTGTGGTTGTCTAGGTCATACAGTTTACCATCACGTATTACTACGTTCTTATATCTGTGTGTTGCATGAGCGTCAGCTTGGACGCAGTTGGAAGGTAATGGAATCTTACTATCGTCGTCTATTGAGTAAGTTACATTGTATTCAGTGTTAAAGTTCCAGCCCTCACTTTGTACAGAAAGGCTAGTTTCATCAAGTATATTTATAGCGACAGATACATCTACGTTTGTTACGCCGCTAATAGAGTTAACAGGTGCTTCTCCAATAGCAGAGAGCATTGTGTTGATAGCTTGTAACTCAGTGGTTGGTGTTATTTGTGTTGCCATAATATCCTCAGTAAAGAGGGGACAGCCAAAGCCATCCCCTCAAGGTTAAGTATAAGAAACGATTAAGCTTCTTTAATACCTACAGCTGCCTCAGGACGAAGCACTCCGTGTCCCATAGCATATTTAGCTACCATCAATGTACCTTGACGTCTAATGTCATATTCCATTTCAGTTGCTAAGTCCATGAGCTTAACAGTACCCGCAGCTGAAGGATGGCAAACCAATGCAACATAGTTAGCTAAGTTAACTTGTTGTGGGTTTGAACCACCAGCTGTAGCAGAACCGCCACTTACGCCTGTGTCTGATGATAGGTCAGAAGCTACGAAATGTGGTGTTGGGACAAGCTCAATACCAGCTATCTTAACTACTCTACCTTCAGCAATAGAACCTTGACCGCTAAAGTCAACGTTAATAGCGTTAGTTGCGTTTGCTAATTTGTAATACTCTTCAAGTCTGATGAAGCATTTACGTCCCTCTTTAGGAACATAGTTTGCGTCAAGTTGTTTTGCAGCATTGAAAAGTTCATCAATCATAGCGTTAGCAGCTGTAGAAGCTGTAGCACTAGCGATTGAAGTGTTTGTTAACACAGTTCCTGAAGCGTAGCCTGAATCAGACACGTTTGCAGAAGCTTGTGCTGCTTGACCGATTGTTTGTAGAACGTGCTTGTCTTTTTGGAAAGCCAATGCTCTACCGATTTCGGTTGAATAAGAACCTCTAACGTCGTAGTGATTCTTAGCTTCCTCAATATTTGATAAGAATACTGAGCTTATGAGTAAATCGTTAATTGTTATGATTTTCTCGTTGTGGTTTACGTCACTACCAGTGATTTCTGTACCCGCAGTATGGTATGAAGCACCAATTCTACCCATTACAGGGAATTGAGCAGACTTACCATTGCTGATTGTACGTACAGTTTCAGCTCCTTCAGTAACTGAAGAACGTTCAAAAGAAGTTAATACCTCTCCTGAAAATACTTTAAGAAACAGAGCGTCTTCTGAACCACCAGCGTTGATTTTACCGACAGATACTGGACTAGCATTTGCCATAATAAATCTCCTTTGGTTAAGTTTTGTTGTTAAACGCCTCTAAGTCTCGTCTCCAAGATTGTCTTCCGCAGAAGGTCAAGTTACTACTACTTGTTGGCAGCTGCCATCTAACGAGATAGCACAGCTATTAGCACTTCCATTTACGCAAAGCTAAAGCCTTACGTGTAGGTTTTCCATTTTTTCTCATTGCACCTTTAACACCACTCATTCTTGCACAAAAACTTTTACGTCTTCCAGCTGCTTTAGAACCTCTCTTAACTTTTCCTGTTACAGGTGGTTTAAGATTAGCCCCAGTCTTACGTTTATAATAACGTCTACCAGCAGCATTTAAGCCACCGCTGGGGCTTTGGTGTTTCTTAGCTGGCACTTACTTTTTTTTCCTTATTGTTTTCTTTTTAGGAAAGCCAGCTTTCATATTAGCATATGCTTTTTTACTAATAGTAGATTTAGATTTAGGTCTGCTTGTACCAGCCTTTTTACGTGCATTGATATTTGCATATAGTCCACGTTTAGCCATTAGCATTTCCCTTTCTTTTTAGTTTTGCCTTTCTTCATTGGTTTACCGTATGCCATAGTTTTCTCCTATAAGTTACTGTTTGCTAATTTTTCTTGTACTTCAGCTTGGAAAGCTGGGTCTTTAGCATATCTTGGGTCTCCCATATCAGCTTGTACTTGAGCCCATGATTCATAGCCAGCACCTGTAGTAGGTGCAGCTTTACCAGCTAGTAGTTGTGGGTCACTACCATTAGCAGCTGTAAATCTAGCTTGTAAGCCAGTAACAGCTAACTTAATAGTTTCCATGCTTCCAGCATTAACTGCTTGGTTATATGCGTCTACTTCTGCTGGTGTTAGATTTTGTTGAGCCCATGCTGTTAGTTCAGAATAAGCGTCATCTCCACCTACAATGCTTTTAACCTCATTTTGTTGTTGTGCAGCAACAGCTTGTTGCCCCGCAATAAACTGGTCTACTGTTTCTTTTGGTATACCAGCTTTAGCCAATGCGTCGTATGAGTCGTCACCTAGCTGACCATTAGTAGCATATTCTTCAGTTAATGCTTCCATGTTAAGACCAGCTGATTCAACAGCTTTGTCAGCTATTTCTAAATCATTTGTCGGCTCTGCCTTTGCTTCTTCTTTTGGTGCTTCCTCTTTAGGCTGTCCTAGTTTAGATTCTAGTTCAGAATAAGATTTAGCCATTGCTTCTACTGATTCAAACTTTTCAGGTAAACCCTCAGGTCTAGAAGATTCTACTTTTTCTTCTTGTACTGGGGCTTCTGCTGTAGTTTCTTCAGCCGAAATGTTTACTTGTTCTACCATTTATTATCTCCTTTATTGTGGCTTAGTCATGTTTTGTGCCATAGGCTTAACTACATCACTAGCCATATCCATCATTTGTTGTTCTTGCATTTGTTGTTGAGCGGCTTCTTGCTCTTGAGCTAATTGCTCTTCACTTTTTAGTAACCCTTCAGTGTCAATACCTAAACTAGTAGCAACACGGGTAAGTAGGTCATTAGCATTTAATGCTTGTACTACTTCAGGACTAAATTGTGCAAGCTGTCCTATCTCCATAACAAATTCTCTAAGTTTCTGTAGGTCATTACCACGTCCTAAGGCTTCTATGCCTGTAATAATGGTAGGTTTTACAGAATCTTTTGGTAACGGTGGTATTTCATTTGCTTGAGACATACGCTTCATTAACACTTGGACTAGAGGTAGTTGAAACTCTTGGGATAATAAAGAATAAATACCACCCATAGAGGTCTCTAGTTGTTCAGCCATATATCTTAT